TCAGACGGACCCGTCCTTGCGCAGGAACCGGCGCAGACGACTCAGCGGCCAGGTGTTGACGACGTCCTTCGGGGTGAGCCAGCCACGCTGTGCGGTACCGACCCCGAAGCGCAGACAGGCGAGGTGGAGGACGGAGTGGGCGTCGGTGTTCACGGCGAACTTCGCGCCGTACTGCCTGGCGCGCAGGATGTCCTCGTCGCACAGGTCGAGCCGGTCGGGCTGGGAGTTGATCTCCAGCGCGGTGCCGGTGCGCGCACAGGCGGCGAACACCTCGTCCCAATCGGCGTCCACCTCCGGCCGTTTGCCGATCAGCCGGGTGGTCGGGTGACCGATGACATGGACGTGCGGGTTCTCGCAGGCCCGTACGAGCCGCCTGGTCATGGCCTTGCGGTCCAGGTCGAAATGAGAGTGCAGGGAGGCCACGCAGAGGTCGAAACCGGCGAGGAACTCGTCGGGCCAGTCCACCTCCCCCTCGGGATCGATGTTGAGCTCGGTCCCATGCAGCAGCCGCATCCCCCGGTGGGCACCGTCCAGCGCCCGTACCCGCTCCCGCTGGGCGAGGATCTTCTCGTCGGTCATGCGCTGCATGTACAGGTTGGGCGCGTGGTCGGTGACCGCGTAGTACGCGTAGCCGCGTTCGGCGGCGGCCGTCACCATCGTCTCCAGCGGCGCGAGGCCGTCGGTGAGGTCCGTGTGGGTGTGCAGGTCACCGCGGATGTCCCGCTCGGTCACCAGCTCGGGCAGCTCGCCGCGCAGGGCGGCGTCGATCTCCCCCCGGTCCTCACGCAGCGTGGGCGGGATCCACGGCAGGCCGAGCCGGGCGTACACGTCCTCCTCCGAGCGGGAGGCGACCGACGTCCCGCTGTCCACGTCGAACAGGCCGTACTCGGAGAGCTTCAGCCCCTGGCGGACGGCGATGGTGCGGGTGCGGATGTTGTGCGCCTTGGAACCGGTGAAGTACTGCAGCCCGGCACCCCACGAGACCGGCGGGAGCACCCGCAGGTCCACCTGGACGCCCTTGGTGGTGCGGACCGACCTCTTCTTCGCGCCGTGGGCGATCACCTCGGCGGTGGACGGCAGAGCGGCGAGTGCGTCCATGAAGGGTGCGGACCGCGCCGCGGCGACGAGGATGTCGATGTCGCCGATGGTCTCCTTCATCCGGCGCAGCGACCCGGCGTATGTGCAACGACGGCAGCCCTTCACCTCGGAGAGTTCGGCGACGATGTCCTCGGCGGCGTCCATGGCGAGATGCAGCGGGATACGGCCGCCCGCCTGCCGCAGGAGGGCGATGCCGTGCAGGATGTTCTCCTGCGTCTTCTCACCGAAGCCCTTGAGATCGTGCAGTGCGTCCGCCTCGATGGCTGCGGCCAGCTCGTCCACCGACGAGATGTGCAGGTCCTCGTAGAGCCGCAGGGCCTTCTTCGGACCGAGCGTGGGGATCGCGACGAGTTCCCGTACCCCGGCGGGGATCCTCGACCGGCGTTCCTCGACCACCGAGACGGTGCCGGTGCGCAGATACTCGACCACCTTCTCGGCGATCGACCTGCCCACGTTCGGGATGTCCCGCAACCCGTCGGCGTCCAGACGGGAGATGTCCTCGGGATGGCCGCCGATCGCACGCGCGGCCTTCTCGTAGGCGCGCACCTTGAAGGCGTCGCCTCCGGTGATCGCGATGAGGTCCGCGTACTCCCGAAGGAGCGCCTCGACCTCTTCGTTGGGCCGGGCCACACCTCAGAGTCTAGGAACCTCCCCGCCGTGCCGGCCAACGCGTGAGGCGCCGGACGGCTTCGGAAAGCGGGTTTCCTCGTCGGCGATGCCACTCGCGTTCGCGATGAGTTCGCCCCAGGGCGCCGTGCGGCCACCATCGACCGCCTGCGCGCTCCCAGCACCTCACCACCTGGATCACCGAGACGGAAACCCACCGCAACGCCGCCGCCCGCCTGGCCGCAACCCGGCCCATGCCCCTCAGCCGCGACAGGACCGGTCAGCTCGCGAACGCCGCCGGAGGCGACGCCGACGCCCTGCGGACCGCACCCTCGAGGCCCGCTTGTTCGCGGAGCTCGGCGTCACGCTCGAATATCATTACGCGCAACGCAAAGTGCTGGTCGGGATCTCTCCCGGCCAGCACTTGGTTGGTGAAAATTCGGTGTCCGAGGGGGGACTTGAACTCTCCACTCGGGCACCAGCCCATTAGTTAGCTGACCTGCGGGAACGTACGCTCTGAGCCTTCTTCGAGACTGTGAGCGTTGGTCATGCTCACCTGCTGTTTCTGCCCGTTCCTGGCCGCTGTTGGTCATGCGTTGGTCACGTGGCCAACCCGCTCTGAGTGGCCGGAAGCCCCCACCATGCGCCACGGGGGAGGCACACGACGGGGGCGGAGTGCGGGGCGGTTCAGCGGCGTAGATCCCGGTCGTCGTCCAGCCTGCGGAGCGCAGTGATCAGCATCGGCCGGTAACCGGAACAGGATCGTTCACGCGGCGGCGTCCAGACGAGCCAGCACGACAGGCACCACAGCACCCCGGAGTGTTCCGGGTCGGGCTCTGCGCTGCCGCCGCACTGCGGACACTGCCCCATGAGGACTCCCTACGCCGACAAGTCGAACTCGCCCAGCTTGGCACCGGACAGGAACTCGGTCCACTCGACAGCCGTAAACTCGACCGTCTGACCGGTCACGGAGTTGCGCACCGCGACCTTGTCAGGAACGTTCGTCGCCACCTCGACACAGCGGGGGTCGTTGTTGTTGTACTTGCACGCCGTAGACGTGCGGAACTCGAACTCGGGGACTGCCGTCATTGCCTATCCCTTCGTCGTGCTGTTGCGGGGAAGCGGTCCCCACACCGTTGTGCGCCCCGCTCCAGGACTGAACTGAGAGCGGGAGTCCAGGGGGTGTCACTCGCGAGATCTGAACAGTGCGACAGGCCCCATTCCTTGATTAGTTGGTCAGCCACGCTCCCGGCTCGAATCGATAGGGACGAGTGATGACTTCCCGATAGTTCAGATGGCCGGGGTTGGCCTTGAGGTGACCAGCGGCCCACTCTGAGCCGTCAGCTGGGTCTGTACTGCCGTCGCTGCTCTGCCCGCACCTCTTGCATTCCATGGCGTAGAGAGTGGGGTCGCCGTCCTCGGTTCGGTCCGGCGTCAGCGTGTGCTCACGGAACCGGTATGTTGCCCGCACCATCACGCCCCCTCTCGCTGAGCGCACCGCTCGCACGGGAACGTGCACGGGGGCAGGGAGTTGGGCGGGAGCGCGATCACGCCGGATGCCGGGTCAAGGGTGCCGCCGTATTCCTTCCACCAGTCGCCGTCTGAGGACCGTTCCGAGCCTTCAACCAGGCTGACCAGATCAGGCTCAGGAAGGGAACTTTTACGGGCGCTGAGGTGCCTTGCCGGGGCAGTCATGCCTTACCCCCGCTGATGAGTTTCTGGTAGAGCTTGATTTGTTCGCCCACCTCAAGGCGCAACGCATTCCAGGACTGGGCGGACACCGTTCGATCCAAGTTCCACGCGGGGTGGCTGATCTGTTCGGACATGGGTGCGTCGTCGTTGAAGCCAGACAGCTTCCTGACGGCCTCCACGTCGTACGGGGCCGTTGCGTACCAGTGGCTCTCAGTCATGCTGTCAGCAGCCGACTGAAACCACTTCCACCCCTTGGGCAGCGTCCGGGCCGTCATGACTTGGCCTTGGTCGGGCATTCGACGCACGAGTACGGACGGCCGGACGGCTCTTCGCCGCAGGGCTGCACTCGCCGGACGACTTCCAAACTCCCAAACAGCTTCCGGCACTTGCGACACTTCTCGCCCCTGGGGGCGTACGTCATGTACTCGTCTTGCTGAGCGTCGGTGTCAGCCTCCGCCCGCTTCTGCCACTCGGGCGGTCGGGATGTAGCTTTGGGCACTGTCGTCAACCCCTTGTCGGTTGGTGGCCACGCCCCCGGACCGTCGCCACGGTCGCGGGGGTCTGTGCGTCCAGTCACCCACCACACTTCCGCCCCTGATGGTGCGTTCCTACTTCGTTCCGAGACCGTTAGGCACGGAACAGGTCTACCGTGAGAAACGTGCCTAACGTCCCAGGGGGTACTTGTGAATGAAGCACTGCGCCGTGCCATGCTTCAGGCTCGGTTGACAGACCGTCAGTTAGCTGAGAGGTGTGGCGTCGACATCAAGACTGTCGGTCGATGGATCACCGAGACCGGGCGGGTTCCTCGTGCCCGGCATCGGTGGGCCGTCTGCGAGGCGCTCGGGGAGGACGAGGCGGTGCTATGGCCAGCAGCCGCGAAGAAGGCAATCAAGGTCGGTCCGGACCGTGAGGTCGTTTCCGTCTATCCGTACCGGTCGAGCTGCCCGGCTTCCCTATGGCAGTCGTTGATCACTAAAGCCGAGCGAGAGTTGACCTTCGCCGGTTACACCAACTACTTCCTGTGGCTCGAACAGGCCCGATTCGGCGCCGCGTTGCGTCGCAAGGCGGCTTCTGGGTGTCGAGTGCGCTTCCTGGTTGGCAACCCCGACAGCGATCTCACGCGGTCCCGCGAGCAAGACGAAGCTGTGGCGCTCACGCTGGCAACGCGTATCCGCGTGACGCTCGCCGAGCTGGAGAAGATCAGAAGCCAACCAGGCATCGACGCGAGGTTCAGCGACGGGCACGCCCACTTGTCCGTGTTCCGCTTCGATGACGACATGATCGTTACGCCCCTGCTGACTCACAGCGTTGGGCACGACGCCCCTACGCTGCATCTGCGCCGTTACCAGGATGACGGCATGTTTGATCGCTTCGCTACACATGTTGAGGAACTGTGGAAGCGAGGCACCCCAGTGTGGGACGAGGAAGGTAATGGGTAGGCGCGATTACGAGGATGACCCGAACGCCCCGGCCGCGAACAGCCTGGTTCCGGCCGCTTCCGCCATCGTTGTTGACGGCTCTGGACGCATCCTGCTTCAGCGTCGGCGCGACAACGACATGTGGGCGCTCCCCGGTGGCGTCATGCACATTGGCGAGTCCTTGCCGGACTGCGCGGTTCGAGAAACCCGCGAAGAGACCGGGTTCGATGTCGAGATCATCGGCATCGTCGGGACCTACACGAACCCCCGTCACGTCTTCGCGTACGACGATGGCGAGGTACGGCAGGAGTTCTCCATCTGCTTCCTGGCTCGTCCTGTTGCTGGGCAACTGGCGGTATCCGAGGAATCCACAGATGTCCGTTGGTTCCAGCCCACAGAGGTCGACGCGCTCCCCATGGTCGCCAGCATCCGTAAGCGAGTGAACGACTGGCGCGAGGGCAACATGCCTGCCGCCCGGTAGCCGGTACCTCGGCACTGTCCCTCAAACGAAAGAAGCCCCGACCACGTGAGTCGGGGCGCTTCCATTGGTTCGTTAGAGCAGCGCGCGGAACGGGTTCTCTTCGAACGCTTCGGGCCGCTTCGGTTCGGGCGCAGGCTCCGGGGCCTGATTGGGTGCCGGACGGTAGGCGTCCAGGCTCACGACGCTTGCGCGGTTCTGCTCACGCTCCGCTCTGGCCGGCTGCGCTTCTGAGTGACGGGAACTGTCCTGCTTCCTGTCGCTGTCCGTGCTGGCCGGCTGCGGCACTGAGTCACCGGAACTGTCACCGCGGAGTGTGAAGACGGTGGCCGGTCGGCCGGTCTTCCCCGACCGTTCCACGGTCACGACGATTCCGGACAGTTCCTTGACCTCAGCGGCCGTCGCCCCGACGAACGGGAGAACCTGAGAGGACGTTGCGCGACCGCCGTGCATCTCGATCCGTGCTCGCACCTTGTCTTCGAGACTGAGCGGCTGGCGCTTCACCTTCGGCGCAGTCGCTCCCTTGGTGATCCGTACGGCGTCCTGTACCGACCGCCGAACCAGAGTGAAGGCGGCCGACAGCATCTCTTCCGAAATCGTCTCCGAGCACTCGGACGCTGCGAGGCAGGCAGCGACCCTCAGCGTCTGCTCTGCGGTCCGTTCGATAAATACGGCCTGCCCTTCCGGCAGCGCCTCACCAAGGATGCGCGCATAGCGCCGTACGATCCGCCACAAAGGCCGGGCGTCCTCCCCGAGCGTGATCACACGGGGTCGTGCGGTGGCCCAGCCATAGGCGTCGGACAGCTCCCGTCCATCCACCTGCGGCAGGGTCACCCGGTCGTCATCGAGCATCGGCACGGAGCCGAGCAGGAACGGCAGGATGCGGTTATACGACCCTCCGGCCGCTTCAGACTCACCGACGTACTTGGCCCAGTCAGACGGGGTGATGTGCGAATGCAGGACCATGGCAGGGTCGCGGACTTCCTGGGCCTCATCCTTGGTGGTGTTACGGAGAGTTGCGCCATCCCAGGCAGCGCGGAGCTTGGTGGTGAAGGACGGGTCACGCTTGACCCGCTTCAATACCTCGGTCCATTCCTCTTCCACGACCATGGATCGGACGTCACGCCCGTGCTCGGTCTCCGCAGTGGCTTCCTGCTGTTCCCACAGATGGTGCACGAGACTGGCACCGGACGTGATGCCGCTGGTTGTGTGGGTAGCCAGGAAGCGGCCCAGGCTCTTGTCCAGGACGTGATGCGCGGCCCGGAGGGCAGTTCCCTTGCCCCTGCCCGTTCCGGCCACCAAGGCTGACCAGATCAGCACAGGGCGAGCATTGCCACGGGATGACACCTTGACTGTGCCACCGAGAGCGGCACTCCACATCGAGAGGACGGCCACGTACACCCCCAACGCATCCGTTTCCAGGAACGGGGCGATCCGGCGAACCGCTCGACCGATGGGACCGTACAGAACGGGGGTGCTCATGACGCCTCTATCTCAAGAAGGGTTAGTTGGGTGGCCTCTGGCCGGGGAGGCCGGGCGCACTCGGCGCCCGGCACGGTGGGGGCGGCGGTTAGGCCGCTGCCGCTTTTCCCTCCGACGCGTCCCGGTGCTCCCACGCATGACGCACGTGCATCGGGATTCGCCCCTTGGTAGGCACGGTGAAGCCGTTCTCTCGAGCCCACGTTCGTACGGCGCGGTTCCGCTCTCGCTCACTCATCGCGGAGCGGTCGACCTTGGCAGGCTCCGGAAGCGGGTCACCACCAACCAACTCACCCGAGCGAACAGCCGACTTGAAACGCCCCGACTCCCGCACGTCCATCACAGGGATGCCACGCTCAGCAGCGTCACGCAGTTTGGTGCCGTTCCGGTCGCCTCCGTCACCAAGGATGAGCAGGACCGTGCTGTCATCGGCACGACCGACCACCTCATAGCCCATGCGGCGCACGGCTTCCCGTGCGTCGTCCCACTCGTATCCCGGAACCTCACCAGCGATCATCACGGATCGGGCAGGTGCAGGGCCCGACACCCCCACGGGAACCGCTTCCGGCTCCGGCTCCGGCTCCGGCTCCGGCTCCGAGACAGGCTCAGCAACCGGCACGGACTCAGGCTCAGTCAGCGTGGCCCCGTTCTCAGTCGGAACGCCCAACGCGTCGCAGAGGTAGCGACCGAATGTGACGTCATGCTCCAAGCACAGGTGCCACGTGTCCATTCCCAGCGTCAGCGATGACGTGGCCTCCACTTCCGACCCGTCACGAGCAATGTGGGCATCGCAAAAGGTGTATTCAACGGGAACAAGAACTGTCTTGATCATCGCGCCACATTCCTTTGATGGGTGGAAGTCTCAGCGAGTACCCGGAGCCTTGCTCTGACGGCCTCCCCGCTTGACTTCTATTCTCCCAAACCCATATCACGGAACGGTAACTAACGAATTTCTGAAGCGTTACTCAAATGATTATAAGGGTGGGGGTAATACTTTGTTTCAATAGAAAAGGACCCACCGGGGGTGCTGTCCTTCCATCGCGTTTGCCAATCAAATCCCCAAAGCCTCAGAACGGCACTCATAACACTTCTTCGGTTGGTGCTTCAGTTCGTCGTCCCACGGCCGCACTTTTCCGGTCAGTTGCCACCCGATGTGCATGGCGAACTCCTGCACACATTCCGAGCATTGCGGTTCAGACCACGGGCACTCATAGCCAGCCCGGTGTATGCCGTCGTGGGCTCCTGCCGCACCGGCCTTGGCTGCACGCCTACTCACTCGTCCCCCTCAAAGGTCCATCCCAGCCGCTTCATGCCGTCAGCGGTCAGGCCGAGGGCGGTAGCGAGTTGTCTGTATTCCGTCAGATGGTCACGGGTGGCAGTTCCGTCAAGAATCTTGCCGTAATAGGTCAGCATTACGGCCACAGTCGGAACGTAGGACTCATCCCATCGTGCAGCCTGAGGGCTGTTCCACCATTGCTGCCACTGCTCGCGTTCTGGAGCCGACCACTCTCTTACGGAAGGAAGATCAGGAACGGGCAAGCCGTGATCGTTCGGCAGCACATCCAGTCCCTTGTATCGAGAGTGCGGCGAATTCGGGTTACGCATCTTTGGCATTGGGACCCTCCGGTTTCCGTTACGGGGTGTCGACGGCCGGCGCAGGCTTCTGGTCGACGGACAGTGAGAAGAACGGGCCCCCGCGGATTGGCAGGGGCCCGAACTAATCGAAGGTTAGGCAGTAGGCCACGTGACAGCGGCCTTGACGATTCCCTTGGTCGGCTTGGACTCATCAAAGGTGCTGTCGGACTTCTTCGTGTCCAGTTCCGGGTATCGCACGATCTTCCCGCCGTACAGATGCAGGGTGTCGATGTAGTCAGCCCGGTACTTCTCCGACTGCCCCTCACGGAAACCGCTGAACTGGCTGGCGTAGGTGGCAAACTCCGAGTGACCAGCCACAATGTCCACACCAACGGGCATAGCCGTAGTGGTCAGAATCGTGAAGCCAGCAAGGCGAGCAACGACACCGTTCGCGGTCACGCCACCCTCGCCGTACGCTGCAGCGTTGGCCACGGCCGGATGCTCGATGAGGTACCGCTTCACACGCGGCGAGACGACCACGTAGCGGCCTGCCGGGATGTCGTTGTCGTCAAGGGCCAGCATCATGTCCAGGATGCCGCTGTACAGGCTCTGAGGGATGTTGTCGGCGGTCGGCGTGACGGCCGGAAGCGCCGTCGCCCCAGTGGCGATGATGTTGCCCATAAAGGTGTCAGCCTCACGGGCCAGGGCGCGAATCATCTGCTGGTTAATGGGCGAGTCCAGGCCCCCGGCGAGCTGAACCCGTTCCGCGTTTTCCACGAGAACCTGAAGAAACTTCGCCTCAGTAATGGTCAGCGCCTGGTCCACGGTTTCCGGCCGCTGGGCCGTCATTCCGTCAGCGATCGTGTAATCGCCAACCGTGGGACGAAGAAGGCTATTGATGTGGACCACATCGCCCTTCTGTCGGATCTCGCCCTCGTACTTGTTATTCGAGACGATCGGCGAGGCCCAGACCAGAAGCGGATCAAACTGCGTAAGAAGGTCGGCATCCCAAATTTCCGGCACGAACGTGATGGTGCCGGGCTGCTGATAGGCAAGGCTCATAAATAAACTCCTAGTTATCGCTTACGAACGTCGAGAGAAACACGGGGGCGCTCAGGGAGAGGGCCACCACTGCGGTTAGGGCCGGAGCCGACAAGATGAGGGAACGCCGGTTCCTTGGGCTTGAAAGGCGCCAGGGCCTTGTCCATTGCCTCGGCCGAAGGCTTGCCGTCTTCACCAAGTAGCTTGGAACCATCCAGGTAATCGGTGAATCCATCGGGGAGAGTGATCCCGGCCTGGGCGGCATAGCCCTTGAGTTCGGCCCGTGCCAGCTTGCCGGAATACTCCCGCTCAACCTCGGCTCGAACAGGGGCGGAAGGGTCGGCCGGCACGGCCTCGGGAATCGGTTCTGCGTCGCTCATGGCGACCTCCTAAGCTAATGGTTCTGATTCAGGCGGGCCGGTCGGCTTCTGTGACGGTCATGAGCGCTACCAGAGGGGTGCGCAGGTAGTGGGAAGCCTGGGCGAGGGTGCGAAGGCTCGGGCAGGTCTCTCCGGATTCCCACCGATAGATCGTGGACGGCGCCACAGCCATTTCGTCGGCCAGTTCCTCAACAGACAGGCCAAGCGTGATACGGCGGGCAGTGAAGAAGTGGCGATCGAACATGGTCACTCCTGTTGGTCGTTCGCAGAGAAGCAAATAAGTGGGGTGGCCGCGCGCCAGCCTCGGCCGCGCTCGGACGCGAGGAGTTTTCCTCCCGCACCCTGCCCGGGGAGGAAAAACCACAGGGGCTGAGCAAGGCTGAGGAACACTCGAAAGCATCAACGGCCCAAGCCGGAGATTCGAACAGCGACGAGCGAGAGCGAGGAAGCAGCATTCACTTCCCAAGAAGAAGCGGGCACCTTCAGGGGCGCCCGCGTGCTTCAACTCAATCAATCTCACAGATACAGAAAACCGCCCCCTTCAGAGGGGGGCGGCTTGCTGAACTTCTCCACTGCTGTTGGACCCCGGCCCCTCAGCCGGGGCGCTCACTAGAAGATACTGATACACCCAGCCCAGGCTTATAGGAGAGAGTGTGTTTTCGCAGGTCAGGGGGCTGGTGCCGGTCCTGAGAGGAACGCCTGATCGTCTGCCTTCACGCCCTCGGTGTAGAGGTCCAACCAGAACTGTGCTCCCTCCGATTCCGGAACACGCACCGGTTGCCGTCGGGCCGTGGCTGCCCCCATTTCCCCATGCCATCCGCATCGCTTCGGGTCATCTGGCGCGTGGCCACCACCGCGCACCTCGTAGGCCAGCAAGACGCATCGCGCGTTTGCTTCCGGAGCAGCAAGCCCGGCCTTCTTCAGCTTGCCTATCAGTTTTCGTATACCGCTGGCCTGAATGCCCAATCGCTGCTCCAACTCCTCAGGCGCGAACTCCGCATGTCCGTAGGTGTCGGCTCTGCCGACCGCGTAGAGGAACAACCGAAGTTCCGAGTTGATCGCCTTCGCCCGTCCGGCCTCGAACGCCGCCGATTGACTCAGCCCGAACCATGGCCCCCTCCCCGGAGGTCGCTCGGCCTTGACCAGTTCATACTCGGCGTCCCACGGCGGAATCACTCCGCCCCCTGAGCGTCCAGCCAGCGGTCCAGGTCCGCAGGGCGGCACCGAAGCGACTGTCCCACCTTCCGGAACGGGATCTGCTCGGCCTTCCAGTTCCCGTACACCCATTTCTTGGGCTTGTTCAGGTAGGCGGCCACATCGTCAACGGTCATGAGCTTGGTCAATGCGTCTCCCCTGCGGCCGGTGGGCGGCGCTTCCGCCCGTTGCTGTCCGGCCTATTTCCACATGTACGCACACCCACCCCGCCTGTCAAACCTGGGTATGACCACCCGGGGTGGTATGGTGAGGGTATGAGCGAACACATCGAGATCAGCCAGGACGTAGGCCCGTGGCGGGTACACATGCGCTGGGCGGCCGACGCCGACCCGGCCAGCGGCCCCGGACGTGTGCTGATCACCCCGCACCCAGACGCGGACCCCGCTTCCACGCAGGGTGGCGTGTCCTCCACCGTGCTGCGCCAGGTCGACTTCAAGAGGGCTGGCGACCAATTCCGTGCCGCCCGGCCGGCCGACTCTGAGCAGCAGGTCACGCAGGAGGCGGAGGGAGAGGCGCTGCGGTGGCTGCTGGCCTCCGAGGGCATCTCGGATGCGTACCTGGCCTTTCTGGCAGAGGCGTACGTCAGGGCCGTTTCACGGGCCGTGCCCAACGTCACCGCGCATCTGGCCGAACTAACCCACAAGCGTCCCGAAACGATCCGGGGCCACCTCAAAGAGGCCCGGAAGCGGGATCTGCTGACCACGGTGCCCGGCAAGGCCGGGGGTCAGCTCACCACCAAGGCGAGGGAGATCACGACAGGCGCATACCTCGACAAGATCACTGATCACCTCATGGGCAACGACTAGAAGGGCACCCTTCCCACGTGACGAAGCGCGGTAACGGGCTCGGGGGGACTCCGGTGGAGATCCCGCGCAAGGGCAGACCGAACACCTGGGGTGTGCGTACGCCGCTCCACTTCAACAAGGCGACAGGCAAGAGGGAGCGCTACTGGATAGGTCGCGAGTACAAGACCAAGACGGAGGCGGAGAAGGCACTCCGGCAGTGGCACACAGACCACGAGGCGGGGAAGATCGCGGCCCGCTCTGACATGAAGCTGGGTGACTGGCTCGACAAGTGGCTGTCGAATCTCAGGAAGGAGGGAACTACCGTGGCCGGGTACGAGACGAAGATCCGTCTTCACATCAAGCCGCACATCGGCAGCGTGAAGCTGTGCGAGGTCACCGACGACGCGCTTGATGATCTGTATCGGCTCTTGGAGACCGCTCCGTGTCCGACCAACAAGGGCAAGCCGCTCGGGGCGAAAAGCGTCCGGCACATCCACAACATCCTGTCCGGTGCTCTCGGGGCTGCTGTGCCCAAGCTGATCCCCGCCAATCCGGCGGCGACTGCGCACCCGCCCACGGCGCGGGAGATACGGGCGCAGGAACAGAAGTACCCCACCGTGGACGACGGCCAGACGGCCCGTTTCCTGGCAACCGTGTGGGAGCCCTGCGGGAACCGGGCCTGTGACGGTGGCCTGACCCATCACTGTCTGCGTGATGCTCCGCTGTGGACCGTCTACGCCGCTACCGGCGTGCGGCGCAGTGAGGCACTTGGGATGAAGTGGTCTCTCGTCCACTGGGAAGAGGGAGCCATCGAACTGGGCTGGGTGGTGGTCGAAGAGGGCAACACTTATCGCCTCCGGAAGCTGACCAAGGACGGTGACGACAACGCGCTGATCTACGTGGACCAGAGCGTCATGAACGTTCTGAAGTGGCAGAAGGAGCGGCAGGACGCCGAGCGGGCACGCCTCGGCTCCGCCTGGGTCGATCATGACCTTGTGTTCGCCCGAGACGGCTTCAAGCTCTACCGAGGCGAGGCCGGGGGCCCGCAGGACCCGGAGAAGGTGTCTGCACGGTGGCGCACCCTGCGCACCCGCCTGCACCTGCCGGAGGACTTCCGGATTCACGACTGGAGGCACAGCAAGGTCACGAACGATCTGGAGGCCGGAGAGAATCCGGTAGAGGTCTCCGCCAACGTCCGGCACCACTCGCCCGGCTACACCATGGCCCGGTACGGCCACTCTCGTAAGGACGGAGCGCGCCGACTGGCCGCCTCCGGTGCGGGCCGACTTGGCCTGTCCTCCCTGGTCTGA